AGCTACATAACAAGTGCATACGCATGTCACCAACTACTGTTGAATCCTGAAGTTAAAATACTTGTGGTCTCTGCTTCTAAGATTAGGGCAGATGACTTCAGTACGTTTACCATGCGTCTAATCACAGAGATGCCGGTGCTGCAACACTTGATGCCAAAGGGTTCCCAAAGGCAATCCAAGATTAGCTTTGATGTTGGCCCAGCTAAAGCCTCACACAGTCCATCCGTTAAGTCAGCAGGTATTACAGGTCAATTAGCTGGTAGCCGTGCTGACATAATCATTGCTGATGATGTGGAGATTCCAAACAACTCCATGACTCAGACTATGAGAGACAAGATCAGTGAAGCTGTTAAAGAGTTTGATGCAATACTGAAACCCGATGGACGAGTGATATACTTGGGTACTCCACAAACTGAGATGTCACTATATGAAACTTTGCCAGAGAGAGGTTATAAGCCTTTGATCTGGCCCTCAAGGATACCTAAGTTTCCTGATAAGTATGCAGGTAAGCTTGCTCCTTTGGTTATGCAAAAGATTGACGAAGGAGAAGAACCGGGTGTTCCACTTGATCCACTTAGGTTTGACGACCAAGACTTGACTGAAAGAGAACTTAGCTACGGACGCTCCGGCTTTGCTCTCCAGTTTATGCTGGACACAGCTTTGTCTGATGCCGATAGGTACCCTCTTAAACTTGAGGATCTTATTGTTATGGATGTTGATAATGACAAAGCTCCAGAGAAGGTCGTGTGGGGGAGATCAAGAGATAAGATCATTGACATCCCTAATGTTGGACTTCCCGGCGATTATTTCTACCCTCCTATGCAAATAGTGGGCGAGTATATTAACTATACTGGGTCAGTACTAGCTATTGACCCAAGTGGACGAGGTAAAGATGAGACTGCCTATGCAGTAGTGAAGATGCTTAATGGGATGCTCTATGTCATTGACTTCGGAGGGATCACAGGAGGATACTCAAGTGATACCTTACAAGCCTTGAGTGTGATAGCTAGGAAATACTTGGTCAATCAAGTGTTAATTGAATCTAACTTTGGTGACGGGATGTTCATGGAACTCCTGAAACCTACACTTACTAAGATTTACCCTTGTACAATAGAAGAAGTGCGACACAGTATCCAGAAAGAGAAGAGAATCATTGACACATTAGAGCCAGTAATGAATCAACATAGGCTAGTCATTGATCAAAAAGCTCTTGAGAGAGATTACACCTCAGTTCAACACTATCCACCTGAGTTGCAAAGTAAATACATGCTTGCACACCAGATGACTCGTGTTACAAAGGAAAAAGGAGCTTTGACTCATGACGATAGGTTAGATGTCTTGAGCATGGCTGTTAGTTATTGGGTAGAACAGATGGCTGCTGATGTGGATATGAAGATTCATGAGAGAAAAGATGACTTACTTGATAAAGAGTTGGAAAGATTTGTGGAAAATGCTGTTAATCCTACAGGATACCTTAGTAAACCTGAGTATTCCATATGGAATGACACCACAGTCTAACAAATAAGGACATTCTTGGTAGAAGTGAGTACATAGTGTGTATACTTTAGGTTACTTTTGTGTGTGTAGGTTCCTATTTGTACCAATGTGTACTCACTTGTACTAACATGTGAATATTTGGGTAAAAAATGTGAACCCCTTATCGATATGTGCGGGCGACAGATTACCCCCGTACCACTTGGGCACCTATATTTGAATATTTAAAAAATAAAAGAGAGTCACGCTTGTAAAATTAGCGTATACTAAAGTGGTACACATGTACACACTAATTTATTTTATTTGTACACACATGCAACAAGTGTATACACATGGAAACATTTGTTGTTAGTGTACACATGTTTAATTTGTTACCACTTGTTAACTTTGGTTCCATGTGTTTGCTTATCTATTTTTTTTATTAATTTAAATTAAATGCATTTAGTTAAATAAAAAGCTTGACAAATATTCCAATTAAAGTATAATTAGTACATAATGCATTTAGCATTATATATTAAGTCAATCAATTAACTAATCAAGGTAAACATGATGAGTCAAAAAGAATTCAATAAATTAATGGAAACATACGAAGAAGCCAATTATTCATTGGCATATGATATAGCAGTAAATTTAATACGTATAATCAATCTGTTAGGTATATTTTATTTAGTTACATTTACTTTATAAAAAAGCTTGACAGTTTATGTAGTTCTGATATAATAAAGATAGTAAGTAACATTAATAAATAAGGTGTACATGAATACATTACTAGAAGAACTTGAGACAACTGATCTTGATCAAAGTGATGAAATTGCTTTGAAAGAGTTGTTGCACGCCTCAAGTTGGAAAGAAGAAGAGTCAGAGCAGTTTAAGTATTTTATTCAAAATAATGAATAAAAAGCTTGACAGTTTACTTAGTTCTGATATAATAAAGTTAGAGTAAGTAATTTAGTTCTTAGAAAATTGAATCGGTAACACTTTTAGACCTTGCACAAACTTATAAAGGTCTCTATGTCAATAATGATTGAAGAATACATGCATTATGGAACACGTAGGTTCTACCCAAAAAACGAGTTAGCACGACAATATGCTGATTTACTTGGTACTACTACGCTGACAAGTGGTGCCCTCAAGTTTATCGAGGGTCTAGGAGTGTCTATCCAACTTGAGCATAAAAGTTGGAGTTAAATTAACACACATTATTTAGTCTAATTGCTACAAATTAACTTAGCGAGGTCTAAAAGTGTTACCGATTAACTAAAGGAAACACATGGAAAACATCATGATTGATGGTGTCCGTTATCGTGTTGCAGACCTTCCTGAGACTTCTTCATACGTGAAGACTTCATCAGTATGGAATGCAAGTAAAACACGAATTAGACCTTGCAGAAATGTTAAGGTCTTAGTCGGACACTTACAGCGTGAAGAAGTGAAACGTTCTATTCCATATGGTGTAGAACCATTTCCAAGACACGCATAATAGTTACGGAATTTAAAAGGTGAACTACAGCTAATTGGTGAGTGAATACTTCCAACCATAATCCTGAATGTAAGTATGTAGCATACTAATTATTGTATGTAAGTACCACTTCATCTCAGGTGCAAAAAAGCATGTAGGTGGAGGCCACTCTTATGAGTAGGTCGGGGAACCAACTTAAGCTGGACACACTTTTCTAGGTTATGTGTGTCTGGTTCTTTGAAAAACCTAGTAATGCTAACTAGTAATGGAGATGAAATGCGTTATATTTCAACTGTTACTGGTCTCTATGGACAACCTTTGCAGAACCATAACTTGCACGTAGGATCTTGGGTTCGTGCTGGCAAGAATGGTAAAGAGACTGCTAAAGGTGTATTCATGGGTTCCATTCTAGGTAAAGCTGTATTCGTACAGGATTTCGGGGAGCCTAGACCCATTTTCATGCAACGTATGCATGATACACGTAAATTGGTTAAATTGGCATGTTCATTGTTTGAAGATGCTAAGTTTGTTGACTAATCCTATAATGAAAGGATAGTATGTATGGAACGCACAATCCTTTAGTGCGTAAACATGCTCAACTGAATGCGAAGAACCTAGAGCAAGTGATTGCATTTGTATTCGCAAGTATCAGAGTACAGACTGCTATGTTACCACGTATGATGAAGGAATTCAGGAAGCGTGGTGTCAAATCGTCTTGGATTTGGGGTAACAAGAGAACAGGGATTAATTACGTGCGTAAGCATAGGCAAGACCTGTTTGATCGCATGACGAGCATTTTACGAGCTAAAAAGGCTACTTGTGCACACGACTTGATGATGTTGTTCTTAGAAGTTCCGGGTTTGGGGTTACCTAAAGCTGGATTCGTAGTGCAACTGGTGTCTGGTAAGAGTGGGTGTATGGATGTACACAACTTCAGGAAGTATTTACCTGAAGTAGATGCATCTAAGGGTACACCAAGCTGGTTACAGACTAGCGGTAACTCTGATAAGACTAAGAGGTTCAAGGCAGGTGTATATTTAGACCTTATTGAGTCAAATGGTGGCTCTGCAAAGTTTTGGAATAACTGGTGTGGTCACATAAGTATGTTGTATCCACATC